CCAAGTACCAAAAAGAAAAACAACTAAACGAACTTAAATAATACCAAAACATGAATGAAATTAAAAGAATGCAAAAATTAGCTGGAATAAACGAATTAGGCATCAACACTCCTCCAGTACGCGCCACTCTAGAGCAACTAAAGCGTTGGGAAGCAGAAATCCTAGCATCAGACGACAAAATGACCAAAATGAAATTAGCGCTCAAATGCGCTGAAGGCGTTATATGGATATGGCATAAAAAACACCCAACCGACAACCGCCCCCAAGCCGCACTTAACGCACTTAAAAATTACATCAAAAACCCAAACGTTGAAAACGCGCAAAACTGCAGAGATGCTGCTGATGATGCTTGGGATGCTTGGGTTACTACTGCTGCTGATGGTGCTTGGGATGCTTGGGATGCTGCTGCTACTGCTGCTTATGCTGCTACTTACGCTGCGGCTGCTGCTGCTAATGCTGCTTATATTATTATTACTATTGATGAGGCTGCTGATGCTGCTAATGCTGCAATCAAAGCTTTAACCAAATACCAAAAAGAAAGCCAACTAATTTAATATTTATTAGGAAATAAAGTAAAATTTTTTTAATTACTATAAATGGAAAAGAAATGTATTATATGTAAAAACGTTTTAGATATATCTAATTTTTGGAAAGATAAAACTAGAAAAGACGGATATGATAATAAATGCAAAAAATGTGATTATAAAAATAATAGATTAAAATATAATAAACACAAAGAATTAAAGAAAATGAGATACCCTTTAGGCACAGTATTAACAGAACAATATTCAAATGGTAGAAGATTCCATTTAAATAATAAACCATATATTGGATGGTTTCATTTAATCAACGGAGAATTTTTTACAGGTAAACAACCAGGTCCATTTTCTAAAAAAATAATTCAATTCCAAAAGGAATTTCCAAACCAACAAAAAGAAGCTAAACCATTAAAAATAAATAAAGGTTATTATATTAAAAAAGTTAATGAAGGGTTTGCTAGTTCAGTTGGAGCAAATGAATATGAAAAATATAAAAATAACCCATTATATAAAACCGTAGAAGTAAACAAAGATGATGTAGATGATATATTTAGAGCAAAACAAATAATTCCAGAAATAAAATATTATTTTCAAAATGCCAATTGATCCAGCAATATTATATATAAGTAATGTAATTAATAATCCAAAAAAATGGGTTATAGAAGCAGATACGGGAGAACAATCTTTAACAATAGCCAAAATTAAAGCATCTAGTGAAAAAATATCAGAAAAACAATCTTTAACAGCAGCTGAAATTAAAGCATCTAATGAAAAAATATCAGAATTTCCTAGAAATGATTCTAAAACATACTCAAATATAAAATGGTTTGATAATATAGGAAGAAATGATACAACAAATCCAAATTTATTAGAAGATATTAATACAGCAGCTAAACAAGCAGGAGTAATTGTAACAATAACTACAACTAAATCAGATCATGATAAATTTGTTAAAAATACAAATGTAGTTTCTAACCATTATAATAACATTGCAGTAGATATAGCAATTGTAAATGGTAGAAGTGTTAAAGGTAATAATGGGGATGCTAATAAGGTTGTAGCAATTTTAGAAAAAATGGGTTATGCTAGAAATGTAGAGAATAACAATTCTAAAGCTGTGCTTTGGTTAACGGCGGGTCACTATAATCATTTTCATGTATCAAATAAAATAAGATAGTCAAAATTCTTAAGTTAAATTTATTAAGTGCCTTTTTACATAATTGAAAAACAAGATCAACTTAATAATATACCCCATTTGGGGGATTGTTTTATCCATTTCATAACAGGAAATGATAATTTTCATCCCAAATTAACAAATGTGCATTTAATATATATTCGTTCTATTAACGAACATAAAGGATATATGTTATGTATTGATCATACTGAAGTATTTTCATTAGAATTAAATAATATATATAGTTTTTTATGGAACAATACAAATAAATTATTTGTTTTAGATAAAAAAGAATCTATGTATTTTTATGATATTTGGGATAAATTACATGATATTAATTTTATTTCAAAAATAGAAAATTTACCTAATTCAGATGCATGTTATAATTATTTCTATTATAATTTTCCAAACATGTCTAATGTAAATAGATTATTACCTATTTCAAAACATTATGAAAAATATGAAAATATATTTAATCAAATATTACCAACAATAAATAAAACTCCATTAAATAGTATATATAAATTTAATAATAATGAATTAACTGAAGCGTTTTGGAAAATTGAAAGTAATGGTATTAAAATAGCGAAATCTGAATATATCAAATATTTCGGTACAAAATCAAAATTCCCTGAATTTAACATAAGTAAAGGCAAAATTTATGTTAAATATTATTTATATAGTAAAACAAGTAGACCTTCAAATACATTCAATAATATTAATTTTGCGGCATTGGGAAAAGATAATGGTGAACGAGAAACAATTATACCAGAATTTGATTATCTAATGGAATTTGATTATATATCATTCCATCCATATTTAGCAGCAAAATTATGTGGTTTTGAATTACCTAAAGATCAAAATTTATATGAATTATTAAATATGGAAAAATCAGAAGTATTTCATCAATTATATGGAGGAATAACTAAGGAAAATTTAAAACACCCATATTTTGCAGCAATATCAAAATGGATGAATATGGTATGGCAAAAAAATAAATATGGTGTTACAACAAAAAACAGAGATTTTAATTGGGAAAGAGATGGTATAGATAATGCCAATAAAATGTTATCATACATATTACAAAGCTATGAAACATATTATAGTGTATTAACAATTAATAAAATCACAAATTATCTCAAAAATAAAAAAAGTAAATTAATATTAACAACTTATGATAGTTTTTTAATTGATTATCATAAAGATGATGGAAATATTAAAAATGATATTCAAGATATAATGGGATTCCCTTCAAAAATAAAATGGGGTTTTAATTATAACAATTTGGATTGTCAAAATTTTTAAAGTATCTTTTATTAAAATAAAAAACAATAAATATGGATTTATCACAAATGAAAAATAAGCTAGCAAGCTTAACAAAATCTAAACAAAAATATGAAAAGGTAGATTATACTAAAATCTATTGGAAACCCACTGTTGGAAAACACCAAATTAGAATAGTTCCTTCTAAATTTGATAAAAGTAATCCGTTTAAGGAAATATTTTTACATTATGGAATTAGTAAATTTTCAATAATGGCATTAACTAATTGGAATGAACCAGACCCAATAGTACAATTTATTCTTAAATTAAGAAAATCATCTGAGAAAGATGATTGGCAACTAGCTAAAAAATTAGACCCTAAAATGAGAATAGTTGTTCCTATTATAGTAAGAGGAGAAGAATCATTAGGGGTTAGACTATGGGAATTTGGTAAAGAAAATTACCAAACACTATTAAGTATTGCAGATGATGAAGATTATGGCGATTATACTGATATTGAATCAGGAAGAGATTTTACTGTAGAAGGAGTAAGTGAAACTGTTATGGGGAGAACTTATGTTAAAACTACATTGCGTATTAAACCTAAAACTTCATTACTATCAGATGATGCAACATTAGTTGAAAAATGGTTAAATGAACAACCAGATGTTATGACTTTGTATAAGAAATTTGAATTTGATGAATTAAAAGAAATCTTAGTTAAATATTTAACACCTGAAGATGAAACTGAAGACCCTGTAATAGAAACTGAAGACTCTGTAGTAGAAACTGAAGACTCTGTAGTGGAACCAAAAAATGATTTACCATTTATAGTTGAAACACCATCAGATAAGGGTAAAACTACAAGTATAGACAAATTTGATGACTTATTTAATGAAGAAAATAATGGCTAAAACAACAACAGGATTATCAGGAATAGTATCCAATGCATTAGCTGGTGGATTTGATTTAGAAAAATTTAAGAAATCAAAATTCTTAGATAAGGCATCAAAATTTAAAAAACAAAAATGGATACAATTTTCACCTGCAATTCAAGAAGCTTTATCTATACCTGGTGTACCAATGGGTCATATATTTATAGCTAGAGGAGGATCAGATACAGGTAAAACTACTTTAATGATAGAAGCAGCTACTACAGCCCAAGCCATGGGAGTATTACCTATATTCATCATAACTGAAATGAAATGGGATTTTGAACATGCTGCTAAAATGGGATTTAAATGTGAAGCCGTATCCAATGATAATGGAGAAGTAATAGATTATAAGGGATTTTTCTTATATGTAGATAGAGCATCATTAAATACAATTGAAGATGTATCAGGATTTATAGCAGATTTATTAAATGAACAAGCTCAAGGAAAATTACCTCATGATTTGTTATTTTTATGGGATTCAGTAGGTTCTATCCCATGTGCAATGAGTGTTGAACAAGGTAGAAATAATCCTATGTGGAATGCAGGAGCTATGGCAACACAATTTGGTAATTTTATTAATCAACAATTCCCATTATCACGTAAAGAAAAATATCCTTATACAAATACATTTTTTGTAATTAATAAAACAGGAGTACAACCTTCATTAACACCTATGTCTCAACCTAGAATGACTAATAAAGGTGGAAATGCAATGTATTGGGATGCTACTATAGTAGTTACATTTGGTAATGTAACTAATAGTGGTACATCAAAAATAAGTGCTCAAAAAGATGGTAAAAAAGTAGAGTTTGCTAAACGTACTAAAATAGCTATTGATAAAATACATGCAGATTGTGGAGTAGCAACTTCATCTACTGTTATAGTAACACCTCATGGTTTTATACCTGATAATAAAGATGCAGAAAAAAAATATAAGAAAGAACATGCCAATGAATGGTTTGGAGAGAATGTAGATGTAGAAAAACTAGTAATAGTAGAGGATAAAAGTGAATGGGAAGAAAGTTCTAATATATCCCCAATAATAAGCGTAGATATAGAAACAGAAACAATAGAATTAAATGGGTAGATATACAGATTTATTTAAAGATATAACAAATGAAGTAAAGACAAAAAATAATACAATATTATTAATAGATGGAATGAATACATTTCTTAGATCATTTACAATGATTAATCATATTAATGAAAATGCACATCATATAGGAGCTTTAACAGGATTTCTTAAATCAATAGGATATGCGATCAAAACATTATCACCCACGAGGGTGATAATTGTTTTTGATGGTGTTGGTAGTTCAAATGCAAGAAAAAATTTATTTCCTCATTACAAAGCTAATAGGGGTATTAAAAGAATAACCAATTATCCTATATTTGCATCTTTAGAAGAAGAAAAAATAAGTATTGAACAGCAAATGCTTCGTTTAATTGCATATTTACAATGTTTACCATTAGATATGTTATGTATTGATGGTTTAGAAGCAGATGATGTAATAGGATATTTAGTAACTGACTTTGAAACTAAAAATGATATTAAAAATGTATTTATAATGTCATCTGATCAGGATTTTATACAATTGATTTCAGATAAAGTACAAATATATTCTCCTACTAAAAAGAAAATATATAATAAGACATTGGTAAAAAAGGAATATAATGTATCATGTAATAACTTTATTATTATGAAATGTTTATTAGGGGATAATGGAGATAATATACCAGGAATACCAGGCTTAGGTCCTAGTAAATTAAAAAAATATTATCCTGAACTAATAGAAGATAATCCAATAAAACTTGATGATATATTTATAATGACTGAAAACATACTAAATAATACTACATATACAAAGAAAAATTTAAATGAACGTATTATTTACGATAAAGTTTTAGAACAAAAACATCAGTTAATTATTAATAATAGATTAATGAATTTAAAAGAAATTTCATTATCTGATGAAAATGAAATAATTATTAATAATTGCATTAATAATCCTAATTCTAATTTAGAAAAGCGTAGTTTCTTAACTATGTATTATTCAGATAAATTAGCAGAATCAATTCCAGGAGTTGAAAATTGGATTGAATTAGTATTCAAATATTTAAGTACATTTAAATAATATAAATTGACATTAAACAATTTGCAGGCTTACGGCCAATCTTTTCAGAATAAAGTTATTGGAGCCTTATTAACTCAACAAAAATTCTTAATTAATGTTTCTGATAGTATTGATCTAGAATATTGGGAATCACCCAGTTCTAAATGGATAATTGATTATATTTTAAAATATTTTAATAAATACCATACATTTCCAACTATAGAAACATTAGCTATAGAGAATAAAAAAGTAGAAAATGAAGTATTAAAAATTTCGATAAAAGAAACATTAAAAGAAGCATATAGATTAGCTCAATCTGAGGATATAGAATATATAGAATCTGAATTTACTAATTTTTGTAGAAATCAACAAGTTAAGAAAGCTATTATGTCATCTGTTGATTTATTAGGAATGGGAGATTTTGATGGTATTAGAAATTTAATTAATAATGCATTAAAGTTAGAAAATGATAAAAATCTAGGTCATGAATATGATAAAGATATAGAATCTCGTTATAGAGATGATGATAGAAGACAATTACCATTTCCTTGGAAAATATTCAATGATATGAC